CGAAGAGACGGCAACCGAAGAGACGGCAACCGAAGAGACGGCAACCGAAGAGACGGCAACCGAAGAGACGGCAACCGATGGAACTACTAAGTAGAATTCACTTTGTATCGGACGATAAGGAGTTAAACGACATCCTTCGATCCCGCAAAAGTGCTAACTTTTCTGTACTATATGTTTCCTTATGGGATCAATGGAGCGAAAAGATCGTACAAGCTGCTCTTGACGGAGAAGCCGCTCTGAAAACCGCCTTGTATATCGTGGATAGCTGGGATATACCTCAGTCCTTCGCTACCTTCAACATCACCTCTGCTCCCGCCCTAGTACATTTTAGAAAGGGCGAAGTGTTGGTGGATGTGGAGTACCCTAAAGTATACGAGTTTTTTCAACCCTTACTAGACTAGAACCTCTAATCGCTATCCAGAAAACTTCTGATTTTTTGATCTTTGAATTCTTGCAGCTTCTCACTATATTTTTTATTTTTAGTATACATCAGTCGAAGGTTGTTGAGGATTACAGTGGTGAAATAGTTGAAAGCTGATCCTTTTTCTGGAGTAAAGTTCTTTAATACTTTTAGCGTAAGTAAAAAACATTCTTGCTTCGCGTCATCATGATCTACTTTGAACTTGAAACTGCTTATTATGTTAGAAATTAAAAGATCTAACTGCTCAACTAAGGAATCAATATTAGCATCGGGATCTTCCAAATATTCTTTTATAGTGCGCTCAAAATCTTTATTGTTTAGATAATGAGGCTTCTTTTTTTTACTCATGATTGCTTAAAGCACCGTGAACAATAATAATGATCATATTTTAGATGGGCTTTTTGATAACTTTTCTCAAAAAGACATTAAAAACTTCTACGCTCAAATCGAACAGGCAGATGTTTTGTTTTTAACAGGACCAGTCGTTCGTGCTACGAGCTATTCATCTAACACACTAAACATTGGTACTCCCGCGTATGAGTTGTTGAAGTATATTTGTAAGTTTGTGGGAGTAAAAAACTGGAAGGTGTTCTCCACCTATGAAACTCCTGACATTGATGAGAAGGACATTGAGACTGAAGAGAAGAACTCCATTAGAGAGGATCTTGTAAAAGCTATTGAAGCGAATCCCCCTAAGCTGATTATTCCTTTAAGTAACTTAGCTTTAGTTCTAACAACTAAAAAATCAGGGATTTTCAAGAAGCGAGGAAAAATGTTTCCCTTCGTAGGAAATGGAGACATTCCAGTATGCCCAACCTTTAATATTTATGAAGCAGTAGAGGAACCTTCCCTGCGAGCCTTACTTACTCAAGATATTGACAACGCATATCATAGGTATGTTTTAGGAGATAGCATTAGTTGGGATAAAGGGTACACTCTTTGTGATACAGAGGATAAAATCCATGAAGCATTTAGTAATATTTCTAAGGCTTCGGTAATCTCGGTCGATATTGAAACTACTGGGCTTGATTTCGTACTAGATAAAATAACTACGATAGCGATTTCCACTCAGGAGAAGGAGGCGTATGTATTTCCCCTGTATCACTTTGATTCCCCTTTAACAAAGAAAGAGATTAGCCTCGTTGTAAATGGTTTAAAGGAAATCATGTCCAACATTTCAATTGAGAAGGTCTTGCATCACTGTCAATTCGACATTAAGTTTCTAATGACTGCCGGAATAACCGTATTCAACAACATCAGCGACACTAAAATTATTCACTCGCTGATTGATGAGAACAAACCTCACGGTCTTATGGACTTGATGAAGCAGTTCTTTCCCTCATATTTAGAGGCTTTATAATGTTATCAATCACGGACGGAAAAGAAGTTGACTGGGCGAATATGCCCCTTCCAAAAGTTGCGTATGGAAACGCTCTAGACTCTGACTTTACACTCAAGCTATTCCACGAAATGCGCCCTCAGCTAAGGCTGTCTAGTAAGCTCTACGATGGATTGCTCAAGAAGGTGCTTGTAACCTTTTCTCGTATGGAGCGTCAAGGTCTTCATATATGTCGTAAGGAACTAGAGGAAGCTAAACAGTTCTCTCGTCGCAACTTAGATAAGTATCTACATAGCCTAGAAGAACTCCTTCAAGGGACCGAGCTAGAAGGAAAGGAGACAAACTTCAACTCAGGCAAGCAACTAGCAGAAGTTTTATTTGGAGTGTTTGATTTGCCATGCCATGATTTTACCTCAACGGGTTTACCTAGCACAAAGGAGGACACCTTACAGAAAATTCTAAAGAAGACTAGAGGTATAAAGAAGCACGAAGAGGGTCGTAAGTTTATACTCAAGATGCTTGAATACAAGGCAGCGGAGAAAATCCACAAGACTTACATAAATGGTATTGAAAAAGCTATTGAATACAACCAAGAGGACCGAGTATACAGTAGCTATAACATTGGTGAAGTTGTGACTGGTCGCCTGTCCTGCTCACGATACAACGCTGGTAAAGACGCCCCCAAAGGAGTCTCGTTTCACACTTTACCTCGTTGGGTTCCAGGTTCTAACTTGCCCAACATTAGAAGCATTATCAAGCCTGACCCTGGCAAGGTGTTTATTGCAGCGGACTTTTCCCAAGCGGAAGTCCGAATGCTCGCGCAATGTTCCCGAGACAAGAATCTTATTCAAGCGTTTAACGATGATACTGACCTCCATGTGTTCTCCGCATCTCTTATCTTCCAAAAAGATCCAAGTGAAGTAACCTCTGAAGAGCGTCAAATTGCTAAGAGCGTAACTTTTCTTATCATTTATGGTGGAGGACCGTACAAGCTGCAAATGGATACAGGACTATCCAGGAAGTATTGTGAGTCCGTGTTTAAGAAGTACAAAGATGCTTTCCCCCAAGTCTTTAAGTGGATTGATTCTGTTCATGAGTTCGTGAAGAATAAAAAAGTCGCGGTAAGCCTGTTTGGGCGTATCCGACACTTAGATAATGTCGATAGCCACATCAAGAAAAATATTATGAGAGCCTTGCGGCAAGGTACAAACTTTGTTATTCAAAGCTCTACCTCAGACATCATGCTTTTTGCTATCCAAAGACTACAGGATCGTATAGACGAGTCAGGGCTAGACGCACAGCTTCTTGCAACTGTCCACGACTCCGTAGAACTACAGTGTCTACCAGAGGATACTTACAAAGTCCTGAGTATTGTAAAGGAAACTCTATCTTCTGTTGAAGATATTGAAAAGCTATTTGGAATGGACTTCCTTGTTCCGTTTGAAGTAGATGTTGAAGTTGGAACCTCTTTCGGAGTGTTGGAGGAGGTCGAGTACCTTGGCAACACTGCTATTGAGACCGACGCAGTAAACGATATGATCGAAAAATGCCGCGCACTACAAGCGTAATCATTATCACGGACCTACACTTTAGATCGGACAATGTTCCAGGGTTCCTAAACGCTCAAGTTGACACGCTACTGAAGCTGGTCAACAAGAAGAAGTATGACTGGCTAGTAATCAACGGAGACATCTTTGAGAAAAGAAATCCTCGCGGGGAAGAGATGCTTGCGTTCAAAAGTTTTCTTGAGCAATGCACGGCAAGAAACATTGTCATCAACAGAGGCAATCACGACACCGTTCGCAAAGATGGATCCTCTGATACAACACTTGATTTGTACCAAGGTTTAGCGACTGTAGTAAAAGATACACAAACCATTCGTATGGGTGGAGTAGACTTTGATTTCATTCCACATTATGAAGATGAGCAAAAGATTATTGACGATCTAGCTGCTACTGATAACCCCGTGTTTGGTCACTTTGGTTTCCACGGATGTGTGTCTAACGGCGCATACAAGTACGAGGCTAAGGTTAAGAGAAAGCACTTTAGAAACAAGCTGTCCTTCCTGGGGCATATCCACAAGCCTCGCCAGTACGGAAATGTATATGTTTTAGGTACACAATACTCCAACTCCTTTGGAGAGGCAAACGCAACAAAGTATATTCACGAACTGCTCATTCGTGATGGAGAGATCGAGGTAATTAAGAAGCCCATTAGTTTTGGTATTCGTCATATTGTAGGTGGCATAGGGGAAGTTGATGCCTTAGACAAGAAGTTTAGGTTTGGATCTTTTTTTACTCTTCTTAGAGTACAACTAGACAAGCTGGATTCTTATGCGGAAACTAAAATCAAAGATGATATCATAGGGAAATACAGCGTATCTCATCTTGAGCTATCCTTTGATAACATACTACCAAAACACACCTCTACCTATAGTGCTAATCAAAAAGTATTTACTATTGATGATAGCATCATTACGAGATACTTGGACAACAAAGACAGCGTGTTTACCAAGGAGGAACTGCTAACAGGTCTTGAACAAATAAAAGATGAAGTTAAATAAAATTTATATAGAAAATTTTCTTTCCATTAAACAGGCGGAGATAGATTTCAATGAGTTTGGAAATATTACTCATGTAATAGGAGAGAATCAAGACACCTCCCCCACCACCTCTAATGGCGCGGGAAAGTCTAGTATTATTGAAGCCGTAGTTTTTGCTTTGTTCGGAAAGACGCTTCGTAAGACTAACGAAAAATCAATTACTAACTATCACACTAAAGGAAAGTGCGTAGTCAGGCTTACGGTTAATGATAATGTTATTATTGAACGCACTAAGAAACCTCCCCGTCTAACTCTAGAGATTGCTGGGGAAACATACACTCAAGACTCCATCTCTGAGACACAGAAGTATATGGAGAACACCCTGAACACAAACCATAGCATCTTCACGGCTTCTATGGTGTTCGGTCAGGCAAATACTATGGACTTTTTGACTGCGACTGCGGAAGAGAAAAGGGCAATCATCCAAAGCTTCCTTAGTGTAGGGGACTTGTTCCGTAATCGTGCCGCAATACGCTCCCTTAAATCTCAAGCCCTTTCAGCTAAGAAGGTCGCCGAGGCTTTGATGAACTCTGCTCAAATGGATGTCAACCAAATGAGTTCTAAACTTAAGGCTGTCCAGAAGAATCGCCGTCGCGCTGCCGACCTATTATCAGGTGATACTAAGAAGTTTATTGCCAAGTATACTGTTCCTGAAATTGCTGCGTTGGAGAGCCAGAGGAGCGACATTGAGCGTTCCATAATGGAAAAGGAACACGGACTGCAAATGTCTAAAATGTCAATATCCGAGTATAAAAGAAGGGTTAAGAATGACCCTTTCAAATGTGAAAAATGTGACTGGATTTCTCAAGACCAGTGGGATTTAAAGGAAGAGGATAAAAAGGAACTGGAGAAGTGGATTAAGTCCGCAAAAAGAATTGAAGGGGAATTAAAAGTCCTCACAAAAGAGATAGACAAGATACGCATTCCAATTTCTGCTCACGACCTTGAAACTGTTGAGAACTACAAAGACTCTTTACGGGATGAAGAGTTTTATAAGGACCGCATAAAGTCTAAGAAGGAAAGTGTGGATGCTCACGGTCAAGAGGTACTTCGTCACCAAAAGCAATACGATATTATGAAGTTTTGGGAGACAGCTTTCTCCGAGGCTGGCATAATAAAGTATATCATTAGAAATATTCTGGAGTTCTTCAACGAAAGATGCAACTTTTATATGTTTTCTCTGTCTCAGGGCAGGTTCTCCATAAAGTTTGATGATTCCTTGGAGGAGGAGATCTTTAATGATGGTGAGCCTTGCTTCTTTGACTCTATGTCGGGTGGCGAAAAGAAACGAGTTTCCCTAGCTGTAATGCTGGCTCTAAATGACCTTCTTCTACTTACTGGAAAGGAAAGGTCAAACATAGTCTTCTTTGATGAGGTTGCGGATACTTTAGATGCCCAAGGTGTAGTTTCTTTGTTTGAAGTTTTGAAAGAACTATCACAAGAAAAAAAAGTATTCATTATTACGCATAATGATGAGTTCGTATCTTTGTTACAAAATGAAGCAGAAAATTTCATTGTAAAAAAGAAGAATAAAATAACCACATTCCATAGATAAAACGCCCTAATTTTTGTAATATATGTTTGAAATACCACAAGATAGCCTAGGATACCAAATATTCCTAGACAAGTATGCCTACCCAGGCGAAAAGACTTGGAAGGATTGCGCCCGTAGGGTAGCAAAACACGCAGCGGGAGCCGAAACCGATGAAAACAAAGAAGTGTGGGAAAAAAAGTTTTACCAAACAGTTGGTGAAGGTGACCTTATTCCTGGAGGTCGCATCCTTTACGGATCTGGTCGCCCTAACCAGAACCTACTAAATTGTTATGTACTCGACCCCGAGGATAGCGTAGAGAGTATCGGGAAAACTATTTCTGATATGTATAAGATCTCTTGTGGTGGGGGCGGAGTTGGCTTTAACTTCTCTAAGATCCGTCCACTAGGAGACAACATTCAAAACATTCCTTACTCTGCACCAGGATCTATCTCTGTTATGAAAATGATTAACGAGATCGGGACTCATGTTAGGGCAGGAAAGAACAGACGGACTGCTCTAATGGCTATCCTTAATGTCACTCACCCAGACTTCCTAGAATTTCTAGAGGTTAAGCTGGACCGTGGGGAACTAACCAACTTCAATATTTCAGTCGCTATCACCAAGAGATTTGTGGAAGCGGTAGAGAATGATGAGGAGTGGTACTTTACTTTTGGTGGAAGACACGAAAGATATGATGTATATGAGTTAGATCGCAAGTCTTGTTACCGTGATGAAACTATTAGGGTTGTAGCTAAGTCTGAAGAACACGCAGTTGGAAAGGCAACACTACATTACCTAAAGCATTATGAAGATACCTTTGAAAATCCCAGACGAGTAAAGTTACTAGCAAGGGATATTTGGAAGAACCTCATTAACAATGCCGTTGAATCTGGCGAGCCTGGAATCTTTAACATTGATTTCTCTAATGAGTTCACAAATGTTTCTTATTTTGAAGAGATGCCAGCAACTAATCCTTGCGGCGAAGAAGTTCTCCCTGCTTACGGAAACTGCTGCCTTGGTCATATTAACCTGTCTAATATGGTTGATTCAGATGGAAATATTGATTGGCGTAAGATCGCTAGGACTGTTCGCCTTGGTGTTCGGTTCCTTGATAACATTCTTACCACGAATCACTTCCCGATTCCAGAATGCGAAGCAACCGCATTTCGATCACGACGAATTGGACTAGGAGTTACGGGGCTACATTATTTTTTAATCAAAGCTGGATTTCGTTACGGGGATGAGAACTGCCTGGAGTTTACCGAGCGTTTGTTCTCCACCATTCGCAACGAAGCATACAAAAGCAGCCTGTTACTTGCCAGGGAAAAAGGTAGCTTCCAAGCATACGACTGGGAAAAGCTACGAGAAGAGAAGTACATGAAGTCTTTGCCGAGTCGTATCCGATCTGACATCAAAAAGAACGGGCTACGCAATGCGGTTATCCTCACGGTTGCCCCTACAGGCACAGTGTCTATGGTACACGGCGTTTCTACTGGTCTGGAGCCTATCTTCTCTCCTGTCTATAAGAGACGCTGGAGAACGGGTACAGACGGCGTGTGGAATGAGACCATTGTAATTGACCCTTTGTTCAAGGATATGTACTTGAGGGGTAGAGATATCTCTCACTGTGTTGGAGCGTATGATGTTACGCCAAGTCAACATATTGCCATGCAAGCAGTTGTCCAGGCTCACATTGATTCCGCTATATCTAAGACGATCAATCTTCCCGCTGAGTTTAAAGCAAGCGAAGTTCAGGATGCCCTCTTGAGTTATGCTAATGAACTAAAGGGGTGTACAATGTACCGCCAGGGTTCTCGCGGTAATGAGCCTTTGGAACCTGTCTCAATTGACGGGCTAGACCTAGACAAACTATTCCAAGAAGGAAAGATTGAAGCGGAGTTAGCTCCACAAGAGGATTGTGCTACGGGAGCTTGCGAAATCTAATGACTAAATGCAGACATGAGTTTCGTGCGCCGGATATGGTGGCAAAAAAGTGGAAGTGTACTCAATGCCATAAAGAAGTGCAGCCGTTTGAAGGGCAGGAGGTTATTGATGACTCCCCCTGTGATCATAAAAGTTGGTCCTCTAAAATATCTGAAAAAACTTTAAAGAAGAACGGCGATTATGATTTTGTATGGGAAAAAACTTGCCTAGAGTGCTATGAAAGTTTACCGAGAGACTGGGGAAAAAGAGGCGTGTGGCCTGGGGACTTAAATACTGATAACATTAAAGAAATGCAGTTTCAGTGTCAAAACTATGAATGCGATCTTCCTGGAGGAAGAATCCTCTGGGCTAATCTAGAGGAGCCTCCTGAGTACATTCCGTACCATGCGGAATGTCCTGTGTGTAAAGGGCAGATGGATTTTATTCCTACCCTGTCACTAAACGGGATTGTCGTGGGTACAAATAATCCAACTTATTCTCGCGCAGCGGCTGACTCTGAGCATAAGTGGATGGAGCTTCAAATCGAAGAATCTAAGAAAGCCCTTAAAGGGAAAACTGGAGCAGCACCTTACTCCAAAGCAAAAATTAATTATGAATACTGGGAAAAACAAGGAGTTGCTAAGAAAACTACATTTGATGAGGGCGAGGAGAGAAAGCGTCTTCTTGTCGAACGAAACAAAGCTGTTGCATCTAAATCCAAAGACAAGATTGACAAGGAAACAACTAAAGAATATGTTGGACGAACCAAGAATGACTAAGCCATGCTACACAGGAACCAAAAAACTAAAAATGATTAACTCCTTCCCTCATGTCTATATTTTCAATGAGTCTAACAATCCTGACCCGGAGTATCAAACTGAGGGAGCCGCTGGATTTGATTTAGCAGCCTCTGAGGATGTGTGGATCTACCCTGACTGCGTAACCCTGGTTCCCACGGGTATGCGTATGATCATTCAGCCAGGGTGGAATGGAGAGGTTAGGCTGAGAAGTTCACAAAGTCTGAGAAATTTGATCATTCCTAACGCTCCGGGTACTATTGACTGCGATTACCGAGGAGAGATAAAAATAATCCTAGCTAATCGCTCCCATGAACCCATTAAAATTGAGGAGGGCGAGCGTGTCGCCCAGATGGTTATTTCCCCAGCTATCCAGGCAAGATTGGTGAGAATTCCCGATCTGGATGTCTTTAATACTGTAGACGAAGCCTCCAATTCATCAGGCTCCAGAGGAGTCTCTGGCTTCGGTTCGACAGGTAAGAAATAATGACCCAATACTCATTTCAAGAATCTACACAACAAGGTATTCTGTGCTTGTCGAAGTATGATGAGAACTTTCTAGTTCAAGTCATGCCGATGATCAAAGCTGATTACTTTGAGTTTCCTAGTCACGGGCGCATTTGGGATTCGATTGTTTCCCACTACCTAAAGTATAAGGAGACTCCAAATGATGATCAAATCATTGACTTTGTAAAGGCCGAGAAATCCGATACCGAAAGGTTATCTGACTATATCTATGAACTAGAGCAAATCAATAAGCTAGACATTCAAGCAGAGGCTAACCCGGAATACTACATTGATTTGGTAGAGGAGTTCGCCAAAGAGCAGTCAATTAAGTCCGCCATTTTGGAGTCGGTTGATCTTATCAAAGGAAAAAAGTTTTCCTTAATTGAAGATAAGATTCGCGCTGCCCTTAATGTAGGGAGGACGGTTGATCTTGGTCAAGACTATATTGATGACTACGACGAGCGTATTGAGAGATTAAGTAATAAGTCTATTGCTCCCTCCTTTAGAACCCCATTCGACTCCGTGAACTATGAGCTAGAAGGGGGAATGTGCCGCAAAGAGTTTGCAATGGTAGTTGCACCTCCAGGCGTAGGCAAATCTATCTTTCTTGTTAATCAATCAGTTAGGTCTATCCTTGACGGTCACAATGTTCTTTATATATCCCTTGAAATGAGCGAGGATCGAATCGCGCAACGAATTGACTCAATCCTTACTCGCACCAAGCTATCGGAGGCAAAGGAAAACAACTCTATTGTTGCATATCGCCTCAAGGCAATCCAAGACAAGCTGTCAGAGAGCGGTAAAGGGATGGGCAAACTAAAAATCAAAGAGTTTCCAACTAAACGACTTACTATTCCTGCTCTTAGGGCTTACATGAATCAGTTAGAGAACTATGAAAAATTCAAACCTGATGTCCTTGTAGTTGATTACCTGGAACTAATGACCGGGGATGACACTATGTCAGAGTATCAGATTCAGGAGCGTTTGGCTCAAGAGCTTCGTGGTATTGCAGTTGAGCATAATTTATTGCTATGGACTGCTACCCAAACTAACCGAGAGGGGCGCAAGGTGGAAACCATTACCGATACTGAGCTTGCTGATTCTTATGGCAAGATTCGTGTAGCCGACCTTTCATTCTCCATCAACCAGCGCGAAGAAGAGTTCGACAAAGGAGAAGCTAGAGTGTACCTAATGAAGTCCCGCAACGGACGCGCTAGATATACCGTGCCGATCAGGGTAGACTACTCTAGATTAATCATGTCACAAAAATGAGCTTCAACAGACCAGCTATAATCCTTTACGGAGGTAAGGTATTTAATATAAAATACACTACTAACACACTCAAGACGGAAGATACTTGGGGCTATGTAGACTTCGGAAAAAATGAGATTATGATCTACACCAAAGGTATTCAAGAAATCTCTATCGCAGAGACGCTTCTACATGAGTGTTGGCACATCGTAATGGAATATGCTGGTATGGGAGGCTCAACAGAAGGTGAAATGCCAACACCAACTAACGAGTATCTCGCCGCTCTTTGCGGGTGTGGACATTTCATGCTACACGCCCAGAATCCAGAGCTTATCGCGTATATAAACGAGGTATTACTTACACAATGAACGCATCTAAAGAGATTATTGAAACATACGAAACGCTGGAGGATAAATACCAGCAGTATGTAAAGGCTTACACAAGCCTAGACTCAAATAGCGTAGACTCCCTATTAGAGAAGCTACCTACACACCACGCTTTCTTTGGTGGAGTTTACGCTTACGCACGGTCACTATATGACCAATCAGTTGCTGCTGTGGAACGAGTAGAAGCTGAACTAAAAATTAAGTTCCGAAACCAACTACTAACCGAAGGAAAAAAGGCAACTGTTGACGCTACAACATCTGAAGTTCTGGCTTCCCCAGAGTTTCAATCTGTTAAAGCTGCATCAGAAAAAGCTCAGTACAAAATGCTCTTGGCAAAGAACTTGCTCAACAGCCTGGAGTACGCAAGAGATATGCTAATTCAAATTTCCGCTAACCGAAGAAACGAATCAAAACTAATATAATGTCAATTGACCTAAACAAACTACGAGAAAAGTACGCCTCCCTAAACAAGCAGGGCGGCGGAGGCAACCAGGACTTCCTTGAGAAGTTCTTCATGCTAGACGAGGGTGAGGCGTATGTACGCATCTTGCCTTGGGATAAGGATGACCAGGAATGGTACGCCGAAACCGCCATCCACAGAATCAATGGTCGCAACTACCATTGCCGCAAGGTTCAGGATGAAGAGTGTCCCGTGTGCGATGCTTACTTTGCCGCGTGGAAGCGCATTGAGGCTACTGGTGGTCGTAACGCAGGAAACAATGAAGACGCAGCCTCTGCTGCTCGCGCTCTTCGTGCCAACAAGCGTTACTACCTCAACTGTATCGACCGTCGCAATGGGGATGTAAAAATTCTTTCTATTGGGCAAAAGCTGTTCAACAAAATTCTACAGACCGCCCTTGATGAAGATTACCTTGGGGACAACGAGGAGAGCGTTTTTGACCTTAAAGAAGGTAACGATCTAAAGGTTGTAAAGGAACTAATCGGAGGCTATCCTAACTACGATAAGTCTTCGTTCCGTCCGAAGAAAACTCCTGCTGCATCCGAAATGGAGACTAATGCTGCTATGGAATCCCTTCATAACATCCACGGACTTGTTAAAATCGGAGACTACGCTGAAATGAAAGAGTTTGCCGAGGAGACATCTACCCTAATCAACCAAATCATCAGCCCTTCAAGGTCTTCCGAAGGAAGCTCCGAGGGAGGCTCTAAGTCTGAAGATGGTAACGAGGACTACCTATCTCACCTTTCAGGTGATCTGAAGTTCTAAAACCTAACATTAAAAAGGCTCCGTTCCCATTCCGGCGCGGAGCCTTATTTTTTGAAAACCTTCGGCAGTAACACTACATAGAATATGAACTGTAAGGTTTGCAATAAAGATTTACCAAAAGAAAATTTCTTCTTTCGATTGGATACTGGTAAGTATCGCTCAGACTGCAAAGACTGTTGCCGAGAAGCTGCTAAGATTCGCAGAAGGTTATCAGGAACTCCATCAAGGGAGGACTGGCTAAAATCAGTTACTAAGTATAACACTAAGGAAGAAAGGAAGGAAGCCGCTAGGAAACGCGCAAAACAGTGGTATATGGATAATAAAGGTAAATTACCTTAAAGAAATACGACTAAACAGACTTTAACTACTATAACAGGCCACACCCCTAATAAACAAAACATACGATGAATATCGAAGATTTAGAAAAGACGGAGACTAAGGAAACACCCGCCATTTCGACAAAGCGCAAGCTACGCATTCTAGCTTGCCCGTCGAATCACGGCGGGTGTTCTTAGGTATCTTATTACCGAATTTTAATGCCAATTAAGAAGTTGGTAGAAAAGTATCCTGATGAAGTTGAAGTTAGATGGGATGACAACCCGCTTCAATGGGACAGGGAAAAACAAACTATGACTCCCTCTGGCTTTCAATATGAAAACTTTAAGTGGGCGGATATTGTATTTACCCAAAACATTCATAACTTTGGAGGGGGTTACACAATAGAGATTTTAAAGCAAGGACACGCTCACGGTTGCCTGACGCATTTTGATACAGACGATCTTCTTACTAATCTTTATGAGGGGCATAGAATGTATGAACTGTATAAAGAAAAGAATCTTTCAGAACTAACCAAATATGTTTATAACAATGTAGATCTTGTAACTGTTACCCAAGCTAAGTTCGCGCAGAGAATCCAGCCCCATGTTCGTGGGTGTCTAGCGATTATAAAGAATGCAATTGATTTTGATCTTGACTGCTGGAATACTCCTAGAATCGAAGCTAACAAGGTAACTAGGTTTGGATGGGCAGGAGGTATTCATCACGATGTTGATGTAAAACAGTTCCGAGGAGTACCCCACATCGTCAACCAAAAGGTTGGCATGGAGAAAGTGCATTGGGGCTTCTATGGTAGACCCCTTCCTCCTATGGTGGATGGAAAGCCAGATTGGGAGGAGTGGCAACAAGATGTCTGGAGAGGTTACGAGAAAAACCTATCTTTTGGCATGGGAGCTAAATCTAACTACAATATTTTTACCGCCCAGCCACCCGATAAGTACGGAGTGTTTTATGCGAACATGGATGTTGCTCTAGCTTTCCTTGAACCTAACGAGTTCAATGATTCCAAGTCAGAAATCAAACTCGCAGAAGCTGGTCGTTATGGAGTACCACTTGTGGCTACTAATGTTGGCTGTTATGACGAGCATATTGTCAATGGTATGAACGGTTACCTTATTCCAGAGGAAAACAAATCAAAGGACTGGGTTCGCGTTCTGTCTAACCTAGCTAAGAATCCGAAAAAGGTAAAGGAGATGGGTGAGAACCTTCGCCAATACTGTAACAGTATGTTTGATATCAACAAGCTAGTAGGGGGAAGGCTTCATCTGTACAAGACTATCTTACAGCACAAAGCGCAAATCCCCACTCAGAAAGAGGAGGTTACTGCATGATAACTGTAATAATTAGAACGCTAGGTAGACCGACCCTTA